TATATATTTATATATATGAGATATTTTATTTACATATTATTTCTTGGTTTGTTGTTTGGGCAAGATACAAAAACTTACACCTTTACAGAGGAAGAAGTTCTTGGGTTCACTAACAAAATCAAAGAATTAGAGTTAAAAGATAGTTTAAATGTATCTTTAGTGATGGATTTGGAAACACAAATCTCATTATTAGAGGATAATGCAAAATCTGATTCTCTGATTATTGATTTTAGAACACAGCAACTTCAGTTACAAGAGGAAACAATTAATCTCTATAAAGAAAAAGTGAAAGTGGTGAAACCTAAGTGGCACGAAAACAAATGGTTATGGTTTGTTTATGGTGTTGCCGCAACTTCGGTTTCGGTTAAACTTGCAGGCGAACTAAAATAATGGCAGAACAATTTAAAGATGCAATAAAACAAGAGTATATTAAATGTGCTAAAGACCCTGCATACTTTTTAACAAAGTATTGTGTGATTCAACATCCAATACAGGGAAAAATACCATTTAGTTTGTACGACTTTCAAAGGAATACCGTACAAGAATTTGAAACTCATCGTATGAATATCATATTGAAAGCTCGTCAGTTAGGTATCAGTACATTAACTGCGGGTTATTCATTATGGATGATGACATTTCATCAAGATAAAAACATTCTTGTGATTGCAACTAAACAAGATGTTGCTAAAAACTTGGTAACGAAAGTTCGTGTGATGCACGCAAACTTACCAAGTTGGTTGAAACAACGATGTGTTGAGGATAATAAGTTAAATCTTCGATATGTTAATGGTTCACAGATTAAGGCAGTATCGAGTGGACCTGAAGCAGCTCGTTCAGAAGCTCTATCATTATTGATATTAGATGAGGCAGCATTTATTGATAAGATTGACCAAATATGGACTGCAGCACAAAGTACTTTAACCACTGGTGGACAATGTATTGCACTATCAACACCTAATGGTGTGGGTAATTGGTTCCACAAAACTTGGGTAGAGGCTGAAGAAGGTCGTGGTATGTTTAACTTTATCAAACTTCATTGGACTGTACATCCTGATAGAGATGAAAGTTGGAGAGATGAACAAGATAAATTATTGGGTGTACAAGGTGCTGCACAAGAGTGTGATTGTGATTTTATCACTTCTGGTACTTCTGTTATTGATGGTACGATATTAGAAGAATGTAGAGAAAAACAAGTACAAGACCCAATAGAAAAAAGAGGAATAGATGGTAATTGTTGGATTTGGGAACCACCAGATTATACAAAGAATTATGTGGTATGTGCTGATGTTGGTAGAGGAGATTCAGCAGATTATTCTGCTTTTCATGTAATTGATATTGAAAAAGTAGAACAAGTTGCAGAGTACAAAGGTAGGATAAATACCAAAGATTTTGGTAATATGTTAGTGAGTATTTCAACAGAATATAACGATGCCTTACTAATTATAGAAAACAATAATATTGGTTGGGCAACCATCCAACAAGTGATAGATAGGGATTATCCTAATCTATTTTATACAAGTAAAGATTTACAATATGTCGATATTGCTCACCAAATGACAAATCGATATAGAAGTCAAGAAAAGAATATGGTGGCTGGATTCACCACAACAATGAAAACCAGACCATTAATTATTGCAAAACTTGAAGAATATTTTAGGGATGAAAGTGTAGTGGTTCGTTCAAATCGTTTGATTGATGAATTGTTTACTTTTATCTATAATAATAACAGAGCCGAAGCAATGGCAGGATATAATGATGATTTATTTATGTCGTTTGCTATCGGATTGTGGGTTCGTGATACTGCATTAAGATTACGAACTGAGGGAATTGAATTAACAAAAAAGACTCTCAATAGAATGCAAGATATTGACGGTCTTTACACTCCAGAAGAAAGTACAAATGAAAATTGGGAGTGGGAAGTAAACAAGAAAAAAGAGTCATTAGAGTGGCTCTTGTAAGTGAGGTAAAAAATGGCAGATAAATCATTATACGCTAGACTGAGGCGATTATTTAGTACAAATGTAATCGTAAGAAATGTCGGTGGTAAGAAATTAAAAGTTGCAGATACTGAACAAATACAGGCAATGACTAAATCACACTTAGTGGATAGATATTCTAAACTACATAGTGGATTGGATTTGGTAAATAGTGGATATTCCACATATGCACAATTACAGGCAGCAAGATTGGGTTTGTTCAAAGACTATGAAAGTATGGATAGTGATAGTATTATTGCATCTGCACTTGATATATATGCTGATGAATGTACGATGAAAAATCCATATGGTGAAGTATTAAACATCGTAACTGATAATAATAACATTAAAGAAATTCTACATAATTTATTTTATGATATTTTGAATATCGAATTTAACTTATGGCCATGGACAAGAAACCTTGTTAAGTATGGTGATTTCTTTTTATATTTAGATATCGAAGATAAATATGGTATTACAAATGTTGTACCAGTTTCATCTTATGAATTACTTCGTATAGAGGGAGAAGACCCGGAAAATCCTTATTATACAAAATTCAGAATGGAAGCTCAACAAACAACTCATCCTTATTTTGCTCGTTCTACAACAGGTAAAAAGATTGAGTTTGAAAACTTCCAAATTGCTCACTTCAGATTAGCAAGTGATAGTAATCTTTTACCTTATGGTAAATCTATTTTAGAAAGTGCTCGTAAAGTATGGAAACAAGTTACATTGATGGAAGATGCGATGTTAATCCATAGAATCATGAGAGCACCTGAAAAGAGAATCTTTAAGATTGATATTGGTAATATACCACCAAATGAAGTTGATAATTACATGCAAAGAATTATTAACAAGATGAAGAAAACACCATTCATAGATAATGATACAGGTGATTATAACTTAAAGTTTAACATACAAAATCTAACAGAAGACTTCTTTATGCCAGTTCGAGGTGGTGATAGTGGAACACAAATTGAATCACTACCTGGTATGACTTATGAAACTACAGAAGATATTGAATATCTAAAAAATAGAATGTTGGCAGCACTTCATGTACCAAAAGCGTTCTTAGGATATGAAGAGGGATTAGGTTCAAAAGCAACATTGGCAGCTGAGGATGTTAGATTTGCTCGTACTATTGAGAGAGTTCAAAGAATTCTTGTTAGTGAGTTAACTAAGATTGCTGTAGTACACTTATATTCACAAGGATATACAGATGCAGAATTAACAAACTTTGAATTAGAGTTAACTAATCCATCTACAATCTATGAACAAGAAAAGATAGAATTGTGGAGTAACAAAATAAATCTTGCTCGTGATATGAAAGAAAATCAAATGATGAGTAGTGAATGGATTTATAAAAATTTATTTAATTTCTCTGATGACCAAATTAAAGAAATGGATTCACAAATTGTTCATGACCAAAAAACTAAGTTTAGATTTGAACAAATATCTGTAGAGGGTAATGACCCAGCAGATACAGGTGAATCAGTTGGAACACCAAGTGATATGCAATCAAGTGGTGGATACGATGATGAATCTAAAGCGGGTTCTATATTCAGAGATGAAGGTGGGGCACCAGAGGGTGGATTTGATGGAGCAGGAAGACCTAAAGAAGTACCAAATTATTCCAAAGATGGAAGTGCTCGAGGTAGAGACCCATTAGGTAGAGTTGGTGTTCCTTTGGCTTTAGCACACTATGATGCATTAAAGAAATCAATGGGAAGTAAGGCAAAAGAAATTTTAAAAGAAACAATCGATAGTGAAGAAATAAATGAAGAATATAAAGATTTTAAGGAAGATAAATAACGATTTCTTGAAAGTTTTATATTTATTTATGTACAAAAAAACTATCAAAATTAACGGAGTGTTTGATGAAATATAACAAAAAACACAGTAAGATTAAGAATACTGGTATTCTTTTTGAATTACTAACTCGACAAATTACAGTAGATGTGATGAATGGAGTTGATAATAGTAAAGCTGTGAACATATTAAAAGAAAATTTTAGTTCTACTACACAATTAGGAAAAGAGTACGAACTATACAAAATTTTAACTGAAAAAAAATATAAAAATACTGAACAAGCAAATATTTTACTTGAAGCAGTAATAAAAAATCGTAGAAAATTATCAAATCGTAAATTAAAAAACGAAAAGTATAATTTAATCAAAACAATTAAAGAAAGTTATGATACAAATGATTTCTTTAATACAAGAATTCCTGAATATAAACTATTAGCTTCAATTTATAATGTTTTTGAAGGTGAATCTATCAAAGAAAACATTGGACCAGTTGAAGAAACTGATAGTAAAGTAACTATTGTAGAAAATATTACCAAAATTAAACACTCCAATAAAAAATCTGGTAATACTATTAATGAATCTTTAAAAAATGAAGATAAAGATTTAAGATTACTTACATATCAGTTGTTAGTAGATAAATTCAATGAAAAATATAGCACATTGAACGAAAATCAAAGAAATTTGTTGAGAGAATATATCAACAACATATCAAACACTAACTCTTTGAGAGAATTCATAGATGCTGAAGTTATAAAAATCAAAAAAGTACTTAAAAATCACTTAAATAAAGTTGATGATAAGATTACAAAGATAAAATTAACAGAAGCTATCAATCATACTGATACTGCAACAGGCGGAAAGGTTGTGAAAGACCAACATGTCGTATCGTTGATGAGATATTATGAATTGGTCAAGGAGTTAGAAAATGTCCACGAAGATAAGTAAAAAAAGATTTATTGAAATCTTAAAGAAGTTAATTCGACAAGAAATTGCTGAAGTATCTACAACAGGAACAGCTGGAACTTATCCAGGTGGGCCAGGACATTACTACACACCACACGCATTCTCAAGTGGTTCAGTTGGAAGTAAAAATCCAGAAGTTGGTGGATATAAAAAAGTTAATGAAGTGAAATTTGCTGTAACTGTTGATATGGGTAAATTAGGTCAAGGTAAAGTTCTTGTGGATGCAGGTTCAAAAGGTATGGCAAAAACAATGGTTGCTAAAAAATTAAAACAAGGTTTAAAAGGAGTTATAAGTGTATCTCGTGTACAACCAGCACTTGGCAAACAAGTAGATAGAAAGATTGAAAATGTAAACGAAGTTACTAAAAAAGAAGTCAACGCATTAAGAAATCTTGTAAAGGGTATTGGTAATCTAAAAAAAGACTTTTCAAAAGCGACCAGAGTTGGTGATAGAGAACTTATGAAAAAAGATTACAACAAACATTATGAAACACTTCTTGACGCCGAAAAAGCAATGGTAAAACTTATGCAAATTTTTAAAAACAAAGAAATGTTAGGTGAAGGTCGTTATCACGATTGGAGAAATGATGAATCCCTAACACCAAAACAAAAGATTGGTAAATCAATTCGTGAAGTTCGTTATTCTTTAAGTGAATTAGATAAGATGGTTAAAATGGCAGTTAAATTAAAAACAGAATTAAATGTTGATTCAAGAAGTTATTGGAAGAATACACATAAGGCACTAACTAAGATTTCAGAAAGATTAGTGAAAATGGCAAATAAAGTTGGGAGTTTAAAATAATGAAACTTAAAAAACTATTAAACGAAAATCTTTGGAATGAAAGAAAGTTTGGTGAGTCATTACCAACACTTGAAGACACTACTAAAGCACATAAATTAAAACAAGAACAAGATGGTAAAGAACAGCATCTTGATGATAAAGAAAAAGAAAAAGCAAGAAAACTTGGTTTGGTTTGGAAAGGTAAAGGATATGGTAAAAAAGATGATGACCATATCTCACATAAAAATGTTGATGGTAAATTAACAAAAGTTGATGATGATGGAAAATCAGATAAATCTGAACCAAAAAAATTAAGTGGAAAAGATTTTGATAGAGATTTACCATCAGATGGTCCAAATCCAACAAGTAAAGATAAACCTTTAGTTAAAAAAGGTGAACCAGTAAAAATTGATGATGATGCTCAAGAGACAATCGATGGTATGGATTGGGATAAGTATAATGAAAATATCCCAATAAGTTATTTTACCAGTAAATTTAGTAATAATACAGATGAATGGAACTCTCAAATAAATCGTGTATATGATGAATTTGAAGAATCAGGAGTTCCACAAGAGGAATTAGATAAACTTGAAGATGCCCTTATAAGAGATGAGGATGAGTATGATTATGATTTATCAGAAGTTCCTGAAGAAGAAATGAAAGAAAAATCAAAAATACTTAAGGATTTTCATACAAAATACTCAACATCTGGAAACAAAAAATCAGCAAGTATAGATAAAGTTCGAACAGCTAAAGAGTTGAATGATTCAGAACAAATAAAAAAAGACCCAATGGGAACAGTCGAAAAACTGGATGACTTACTTCGAGATGTTTCAGATGAATTAGAAGAATTACCAGATAGTGAATTAGCTGATGACCAATATGCTATCGTTAATGATGAGTTTGGCTTACAATTAAGTCGACTTCAAGATGATATAGAATTTGGAGATGATGAAGAAAAAGAAGATGCTATAAAAGGTTTAAAAGATTTAACATCTGATGTAGAAAAATTTATGAATGTTAATTATAGTACACTAACAGGAATTGCAAAACCAGAAAAAGGTCAAAAGACTAGAGGGCCAGTAAGTATGGTTGGATATAGAACTGGTAGAAATAGAAGTGGTGGTATGTATGATAATGTTAATCCAAGTAATAAGTATTTAGTTGAAAGTGTTAATATATTTAACAGAGAATTTGGACAACCATTACCAACATTAAATGATGTGATGAAAGCACATCAAGGTAACATTCAAGAATCTCGTGAAGATGCTGAAAAGGCTAAAAAAGAATTAAGAATGTTTGCAAAAGAAGAGGGTATTCTAAGAAAAAGAGTATTGAAATTAGAAGGTATCATGAAAACTGATTCTGTAAATAAAGATTTAGCAAAACAAATTAAAAAATCCTACAAAGATAATGTAACTAAATTCATGAGAGAAGCTGTAGGATTGGTGAAAAGGATGAAATAATGAGAGAACTATTAGTAGATTATATACCATTTGAAATTTCACCGCAACAAATAAATGAGGCGATGAAAGAAAACAACGGAAAGTTAGTTGTTAAAGGTGTATTACAAAGAGCAGATGCAAAAAACCAAAATGGAAGAGTATATCCAATGAACATTCTACAAAGAGAAGCAAAAAATTATTCACAAAATTTTATTTCTCAAAAAAGAGCATTAGGTGAACTTGACCATCCAGATTCTTCAGTAGTGAATTTACAAAATGTATCACATAATGTTACTGAAATGCATTGGGAAGGTGACAACTTATTAGGAACAGTTGAAATCCTAACCACACCAAGTGGAAACATTTTAAGAGAATTATTCAAGAATGGAATTAAACTTGGAATTAGTTCTCGTGGTATGGGTTCAGTAGAGGCTGTTAATGAAGCAGATGGACAAGCATTAAAAGTAGGAGATGATTTCGAGTTAATCGCTTTTGATTTTGTTTCTAATCCATCTACACATGGAGCTTTTATGCATCCTTTACAAGAGGGTGTTGATAAATCACAAACTCAAGGTAGAACTTGTGGTGTTTATTGTAAAGCAGAAGATTTGATTAATAAAATCATAAGAGGAGAATAATATGGCTTTAGCTGATAGAAAACCAAACACACCATTTCAAAAAAGTGGTAATGATGAGTTAGGTGGAGAAACAGGTTTAGAAAATTTAAAGCCAAGAAGTCCATTTGTTAAAAGTGGTAATGATGAATTAGCTAGTAATAGTGGTTTAGAAAACTACAAATCACCATTTGTTAAAAGTGGTAATGATGAGTTAGGTGGTAATAGTGGTTTAGAAAATTTAAAGCCAAAAAATCCATTTGTTAAAAGTGGTAATGATGAATTGGCTAGTGATAGTGGTTTAGAAAACTACAAATCACCATTTGTTAAAAGTGGTAATGATTCTTTAGGTGGTAATAGTGGTATAGAAAATTTTAAAATTCCAACAGCAGGTAGAATAAATAAAGGTTGGAATGGTGATGGACTTGCAGATTAATGCCATCCAAATCTAAAGCACAACAAAGATTTATGGGATTGGTTCACGCTTATAATAAGGGTGATGTTAAAGGTTCAGAAGTATCTAAAAAAGTAAAAGATGCGGCTGATAGTATGAAAAAATCAGATGTTAAAAAATATGCATCTACAACACATAAAGGGAAACCAGAAAAAGTGAAAAAAGAAGCCATAGATAAAATCAAAGAAATGATTAGAATGGAACTTGAGAGTTGTGGTTATGTTATGTCTGCTAAAGACCCTAATTATAAATTAAAATCACCAGGTGGTACAGGTAAAGTTGATAAAAAATTAAAAGAATTATCAGAAAAAATGGGTGGATGTTTATGTGAGAAATGTTGGAAAGGATATAAAATACATCCTACTCGTAAAACAAAAGAATTATTTGGTAAAAAATATCCAAATTGTGTAAAGGCAGAATCAGTAAATGAA